GTTTGATAACCCTATTATATCATTTTATGCAACAAAAAAGAGGGCCAAGTTAATGACCCCCTTAATTGTTGGATTAATATATTACTTATTAAGTAACTTATTGACAAGAGCAGTCAACGCTGTGATCTGCTTCTTGAGGTTTGCAAGTGCTGCGTTTACAGACTTAGCAAGTTTTGCAACTGATGCAGAAGCATTTTCTGCTGCAAGTGTTGCTGCATCTGCTGCCTTTACTGCCTCAAGAGCAGCATCTGTTGCTGCGTTTGCAGCCTTTGCTGCATCCTCAGAAGCCTTTGTAGCAGCCTTAGCAGCAGTGTTTGAAACAACTGCTGATGCTGTTACTACAACCTGACCTGCTGCTGGAAGAAGTGATCCACCAGTTGCTGAGATTGTTACAGTGTTTTCTGTCAATGGCATAAATACCTTGTATGACTTTACAGTTTCTGTATCAGTTGTGATTGATGTTGCTGTAAGAACATCTGAACCTGAACCAAATGCATAAGTAGAAACAATTCCACCTGTTGCAAATGCGTTAGCGTGTGTCTTTCCAGATACTGGTAGACCTGTTGCATCAAGAATCTGAACCTTAATAGTTGCTGCTTCTCCTGGTACATATTCAGCCTTGTCAAATGACAACTTAACTGTTGCTGCTGCTGCTTCTACACGAGTAGAAACTGGAGCAGATACGATTGTTCCTGCTGCATTTCTAACTGTAACTGCAACTCCACCAGCCTTGACACCTGTAAGTGTGAATACTGCTTCACCGTTCACGATTGTTGCTGCTGTACCTGAATCAGATACTGTTAGAACATCGGATGAGTTAGCATAAAGTGTTCCTGCTCCAACTGTAACGCCTGCTGCATCGTATGCAACTGCCTTAACTGTTGAAACGTTTGAACCTGTTGTGATAACAGACTTAACTGTAGTTGCTACGATTGAAGCAATATCTCCGTAGAATGTTACCTTCTCTGTTGCAATTACTGTTCCAGTAAGAGTAGTAAGAGTAATTGTTGATACTCCCGCTGTACCGTCAGCAAATACACCAATGTAATTTCCTGAAGGAATTACCAAGGAGCGACCTTGTGACGCAATTGATGTTGCGTTTGATCCATGTCCAATAAGACCAGAACCTGTTACTGTTGCAATAATAGACTCTGTTGCTGATGCCCCTGCTGCATTCTTAGGTGTAACAACAATTACTGCTGCTGCATCTGTAGAAGTAGCCTTTGGTGCATACACTGAAGCATCTGCTGTTGCTGTTGTAACTTCTCCAGCATTAATAATAGAAGTTGTTGTTGAAGCAGATGGAGTAATGTCCGCTGCCTTAACTATAACTGTCCATGTAACTTGAGGACCATTGATTGGAGTTGAAGTAATAATTCTAGCCTCATATGTTCCTGCTACTGACGGAGTGTCTAAAGTTACAAGAAACTTTGCAGTTACATATGTAGGTGTATTAACAGTTGAGTTAACATCTGCTGAAACACGATTGCCTGCAATTACTGTAGATGCTGTTGCTGTTTCAAGCAATGTAAGGGTTGCAGACTTTGCTGAACCTGTTGGCTGTGTAAACATTGCAGAAATGATCGTTGCTGTATCTGCTGCTGTTTGTGAAATAAATGACAATGTTACTACTGCTGTTGCTGACTCGCCAGTTGAAACAACATCAGTTGTTGAATCAATTGCAAGCGATGGAGCATTTACAGCAGCACTTGTCGGAAGTGCTGACATAACGCCAAAGGTCATCGCTGCAGCAAGACCTAGGGCAATTTTCTTAAATGAATTCATTTTTCTCCTTGTTTTGTATATCTGATTATCTAATCAGAATTCTTATAATAAGTTTAGCCTATCCAAGTAATCACGAACATCGTCCGTCATTTGCTTAGGTTCTAATTCTACCATATCTTGCTGTTGCTTCGCAAGTTTGGAGGCTGACGTAGACCAAGTGTGAATATCGATCTCTATATTAGTATTCTTTGGAGTATGTGATAGGGCACCAAATACTGCACCAGTTACCGCATCAGACAAGTCTTTAGACTTTTTACGGGGGTGATCTACTTTTTTATCATTAATTATTTTAAGTTCTGACATTTCTTCAAGTAGTAGTGGGATATGTGGCATAGCAACACGCTCTTCATAAACCATCATTGCAAGGTCTTCATAGTGTTTTTTACCAACAGAAACAGTATCAGTTCTTATTCCAACTGCCTGAAGTTCTTGTTGAATATCAAATGATTGCCAGCGGTCAAATGTAACCATTCCAAGATTAAAACCTTGTCTACGAAGATTCTGAATCCATTGCTTTACATCTGAAAGGTTTACTGGACCTTCAACCTTTGGCTCCCACCAAACCACAGCATCAACAATAATTATTGGGGCAACCTGCTCATAGTCTTTAACAACTTGAAGGTTAACCCACTTGTCAACGTGTGCAATTGCTACCGCACATTTGTCGTGCTTTTGTGCAAGGTCAGCATGAACATAGTAAATTTTATCTGGGTCTGGAACAAAAGACTCATCAAACCTTTTATTGCTATCAATTGGGTTTCTTAGTGTCATACACTTTTCAAGTTTATCTTTTTGCTTAAAGAATGCATCCGAAGCAAATGTTGGAACACATGCAAAGCGCTGCATGGCATCACCCATGTCTGTAAAAAATGCAAGTTTAAAGTCATCAATCTTTCGTGTTGGGTTTACTACCCATGTAGGTCTTTTTAGTGCAAATACTCCAGGGTATTTATATGCAGTAATTTGATCTTCATCCCAGGCAATATCTAAATAGTTTCCCTCAAGATCATCTGGAAAATCTGGGTTCATAATAAATCTATGCGTATATGTTATTGTTTCTTTTTCCATAATTGATGACTCATATTTTTGTGAGATAAAGTCTCCAGGGTATCTTGGAAATGAAAGCAGTGCTACTTTGCCTAAATCTGGAAAACGAGAATCTACAGAAGCACGAAATGCTTTATAAATGTTATCGGCAGTTTTTCCTTGATCATTTCCAGTTCCTACTTCGTTTGCAAAGCCAGAAATTTCATCAAGCACTGCAAGAATCAAGTTCAAACCTTCATGAGATTCTCTTTCTGAGTGACCAGAATAAACTGTAATCGCCTTGTCAAACTCGATGCTTTCTGCTTTTGCATTAAATTTGCCTGCAAACCATTCAGACTTTTCAATCTTGGTCTTAAATCCTTTAAAGAAAACGTTCTTAGCCTGTTGAGCGTTAATAGCAACGTTAATAATATCAATAGCATCTCCAGAAGGTTTGCCAAAGTATCTTGCTGGATCTTTCAGGCATAGCAGTTTGTATACTATGTATGCACATGCCACTGTTGACGTGAAGTCTTTTCCAGATCCCTTGCCAAGTTGCAGAATTATTTCGTTCTTTGTGTATTTTTTATAATAGCGGTGTCCTTCTTCTGCTCCAAAAATATCAACAAGATCTTCTTCTCGATAAATTTGGCTCATTGCTTCAACAATGTCATATTGTATATCTGAGAGTGGTGGCTGATTTAAAAATGATTCGCCCTCAACAAATGTCTTAGCGTCTACAGGCATCTCTTCAAAGTTATTGTTTTTTAATACCTCAAGAAACTCATTGAACATCGTGGACAACTGTAATCACTTCTCCATCTTTTGCAATAGCGGAAAGCCTATGCATAATTAGGTCACGTATCTCTGGGTGAGATGATGCAATGTCACGAAGAATTCCCACAAGAACTTCTTGTCTTTTTTCAATCTCAACCATTTCCTCTGCAAGTTCTTTGTTCTCAAGAAGTCCTGCTTTTTGAAGCATGTCAATTCTTTTAGACTCAATGTCCATAACAAGTTTAATTGCTGAGGTCTTAGCGCTAAGATTATTAGTCATAGATGCTTCATCAATAACTTCGTATGACTTTAAAATAAGTTTACTGTAGTGTGCATCTGCACCAGCAAGTGCATCTTTGGCACGTGCACGAATTGCGGTATTATTAGAGGTCTTTTCTTTCCACTCATCAATGTAAGCAACTACACGGGTTCTTGGAATTGCTAATTCTTTTGAGATTTGAGTTGGATCGCTACCCTTTAGGTATTCTCCAACAATGTTGTTCATAATATCAAGATGCTTAACTAACTCTTCTTCAGTTGACATACTTGCCCTCTAATCTATTAATTTCATCTTTAATATAAAAAATTGCTTTTTCTAAATCTTGAATAGTCTTTGACTCATCTTTAAGTCCTGCTCTCCAAAGATACTTAAATGCATTACCAATGTTAAAATTACGATGACGGGTAATCTGAATGCACTCAACACCAGAAGGGTCCGTTGTGTAATGCTCTGGATGATTTACCTGGTCAACGGTAATTGTTAGATTATCACTCATCTTCTTCATCCCAATCAAATGCTTCTGGCAAACCCTTTAATGTAGAAATAGCAAATGCAAATCCAACCATGCCTACAACGGCTGTGGCTACTAGCATCTTTTCCAATTTCCTCATCTTTTGCTCTTTCTTAAATTAAATTTTGCTAAGTACACGTATATGGTTTCTACACTTGTACCGCACTCTTTTGCAATATCTTGTGGAGACTTTTTGTCAATAAGAAATCTTTTACGTAACCAAACTTCACTTGTATATAGTTTACCAGACATAATATTATTTATCAACTCCAATTGCTTTGCCCCAATTATTTATAGCCCAATGACCAATACCACAGGCATCGGCTACATCGTTATCACTAATAGTCTTATCGTATATTGTATTTATAAACTTAATTGTTCTTTCTTTACGAAGGTTACGCTCATAGGTTTTGTACCAAGAAATAGACTTGCCAGGATTTTGTGAACGAATGAACAACTGCTCATCTTTTGAAATCTTTTTGTTTCCAATATAGTTTTGCCAAGTAATAGGAGAAACCTTTCCAAAGGTATTTATTCCAGACATTCCAGCAGCACCTAGCAAAGCACCCTGAACTAGAGCAAGATCAGCAGCAGTTTTAGGACTATTCATAAACACTGTGTGCTCAATTACAATAGCGTCAACCATATTAAATTGATCAAACAACCCTTTTGTTTTTTTGCAAGCGTCGGCAACCTTTTCATAAATATCATTACCAACAAAATTAATTTTTCCTATTGTTCCAAGATTTTTAAAAGAATAAAAAGCAAAAGCAAGACTATTAGTACTTGCGTCAAT